AGGATGTGGCAAAGCCAATTGTTGTTGATAAGTGTAGAGGTTGGGTTAGTCTAATTGAAATGGCAGAGTTCGCATTAGGTCATAAGATTAAAATTATTGTTCCTGTTAGGGATATGAGGGATGTAATAAGCAGTTTTGAATTGCTTTGGCGTCAGCAAGCCGAGACTGGACAAATGGGTGGATCTGATAACTATATCCAAATGCAAACGGTAGAAGGTAGAGCCGATTTCTTTACTAGAAACGATCAACCTATTGGATTAGCATATAATAGAATTAGAGACGCATTAAATCGTGGATTAGGGGATAGAATGTTACTTGTTCCTTTTGAGGAACTAACAAGTGATCCCACAAATACGATGAAGGGCGTTTATGACTTCCTTGGCGAAGACAACTTCAAACATGATTTTGATTGGGTTGAACAAGTTACTAAGGAAGATGATGAAGTGTTTGGGTTTAAGAACCTTCACACAATTAGAAACAAGGTTGAACCACTTGAGCCAAGGCATCCAGTCGTACTGGGTGAGCTGGCTAAGAAGTATGAAAACCTTAATTTTTGGAATAAGGAAACTTAAAAATGGCTACAGTTGTAAACACACCGATTAGCGTAGATGCGGTAGAGGCAAAGACCTATGATACTTTGCTCGTGCTGAGCACGCACAGCAAATTAAATCCACTCACGATGAAGATGAGATACAGTGCAAGAGTTGGGCTTGGTAGAGCGATTGAAGGTGGCGGTTATGAGGTCTTACAAGATAGCGTAAAATCGTTAACGATTAAGGATATGTTCACAGAAGGCACAGAGGAAGAAATTGCTTTAACTATGTCGGTTGTGGCGACGCTGAAGTTGAGATACGAAGCGTAAGTAAGGTAAAATATGGATAATTATTTTCAACCATTAGATGAAGTAAAGATAAACAAAACTGCTACCAAGGCTCGCTTTATGTTTCTTGATAGGCATGGTAAGACAGCCCTATCTACAGATGATGGAGCTTCAGAAAGACCTTTGGGTATTTATTATTATGATACCGAATTCGGTTCAACAGTAACAACAGGTTGGATTAAATATTATCAATATAATTATTCAAATCCAGTTTATTTAGAATTAGCTTCAGCTTGCACAGTTGGACAAGTTCTAGCATCTACAGGTGATGGAAAAGGTTATCCAAGCCCGAGAACGCTAGGTTATGAATATGCTTATGGTTATGCTAGAGCGACTGAGAGTGGTAAAGCAGGAGACATAATTCATGTGTTGGTTCAATATTCTAATGAGCCAATTGTTCACAGTTTCGCTACAGGATTTGATTACGACCAATTTAACTAAGGTTTTAGAATGGATAGGTTTGTTTCCTTTCGCAATTTTGTAAAAAAAAAACCAATGTCTTAAGCATAAGAAGATGTAAATGTAAAGAATATGGCTCTTGTGATAAAATAAATAATAAATATTATATCACAATTAGTAATGAAATAGATGAAACCGCTTCTATCTTTATTTTATTACATGAGTTAGCACATGCACTAGCGTGGAATGATGATATGCATGGGTTGGGTTTTAGTAAAGCGTATGAGAAATCATACGCTTTATATTTAGAGTGGGAAAAGATATCTTATTAATGTTATATAAACATAAAGGAGAAAGCCATGAAAGAAGAAGATTTGCTGACCTATTTGGAAAAATGCATAAAAGAAATAGACGAAATCTTATTAAAGATTGAAGCTAAATTAAAATTAGAAAAGAGAAAGCCTATTAATTCGAACCTCCCGGAAATTTTCCGGGAGGTTAGTCAGAATTAGATGGATTGGAGTCAAATGAATGAATATGAATTGATGGAGGAATATCTAAATAGTCCTTATCTCCAATTTGAAGCTAGAGAAGACTTGGCTGACGGGTCGGATCAAATGACATCTTATTTAAATGATGATTGGTCAGGGGGCAAGATAATACTCGGAGGAACTGGTTGTCATATAAAAGGAACTAAGGTTCTTATGTATGACGGCACAGCAAAACTGGTTGAAGATATTAAAGTTGGCGACCAAGTTATGGGCGACGACGGCACCCCAAGAAATGTATTAGAATTACATAGTGGTATAGATGATTTATATAAAATACACCCTAGAGGGCTAAGGGCTAATTATAAAGGTCATTATGTTGATGATATAATTGTTAATAAAGATCATATCTTACATTTGGTAAGAACAACAAATGATAGATATACAAACAATGAATATCATAAAGGAAATGATGTATTCCAGATATCTGTAAAAGATTATATCAAACAATCTGCCAAGTTTAAACACTATATGCTTCAACAATATTGTGAAGCAATTCCATATTCTAAAAAAGATTTAGACATAGATCCATATTTTCTTGGCATTTGGTTGGGTGATGGATCTTCATATAGAGTTTCTTCTTCTAATAATAAAAACCCTTTGCTGAAGAAATTTCAGAAACTCAATTTAATCAAAAATAAACACATCCCATTAGATTATAAAACATCTTCTATTGAGGATAGATTAGAATTACTTGCTGGTATGCTGGATACAGATGGTCATATGGCAAATGGTTATTATAAATTTGTAAATAAAAACAAACAATTAGCACAAGATTTTAATGATGTCGCCCGTTCTTGCGGTTTTAGAACATCTATGAAAGAAAATAAAGGTGAGAAGAAAGAAGGTTTATATCAAAGCGTTTCTATTTTTAATGGTGAAACAATTCCTGTTAAAATAGAAAGAAAAAAGTGTCCACCCAAAAATCCTAACAAAAATCCATTGCGGTTTGGTATTGATGTAAAACCTTATGGTAAAGGCGAATACTTTGGATTTAGTTTAGATAGCAATCAGTTGTTTTTGCTTGATAACTATGTTATCCAACATAATTCATCAAAGAGCTATACAACAGCATGGCTATTAGCTAACACAATTTATACACATAATGCACCAGCACCAAATACCCCAATTTGGGTAGGCTCTCAAAATCATGATATGGTGGGAACAATATGGTCTCAGTGTCTATCAAAGTTTTTTCCACCAGATCAAATAGAAAAGATTAGATGGCGTAAGGCTGGTTTATATCCCGAGATTGTATTTCTCAAACCTGATGAGTATGGTAATAATTTTAACATACATTTCTTTAGTTATGAACAAGGTAGAAAGGCTTTGCAGTCTGCTACAGTATGGGCGGCTTGGTTAGACGAACAAGCCGCACCTGAGATTATAGAAGAAATTTGGGGTCGTCTTAGAACTTGGACACATAATAATAATTTTCTGTATAGTTTGACACCGCTATCGCCTGATCCATGGCTACAAGATTTACATGAAAGAAGATTTGAGCCAGAGATAGCAGGATTGTGGAAATTTTATAATTTAAATACTGAAAAAAATAATCATATATCTGAGGCATGGAAGAAGAATTACCTTGATAGTTTGCCTCCTGATGTAAGACTAACAAGACAATATGGTCATTTTGCAGCTTATAAAGGTGCAGTCTATACCGAATTTACAAATGATTTAATTATAAACCCAATTGATTTGGGAGAATGTAAAAGATATATCGGAATTGACTTTGGTTTTAGACACCCAGCAGCATGTTGGATGTGTGAAAAAAATGATATATGGTATGTCGTAGATGATATGCAATTGAGCGACACAATGCCAGAACCATTTGCTGATAAAGTTTTGTTAAAAGGTTATGATTATAAACATAAAGTTATTGTTGATTATGAAGATGTAATTAGCACAAGATATTTTAATAATAAAGGTATTGTCACAACCTCTGCTAGAAAGAATGTTGCAGATGGTATTAACAACCTAAAAAGCTTGATGTTTCAAAAGAAATTCTTTGTATTTAAGACATGCAAAGATAGTATTAGGCAATTGAAAAGTTATAGATGGAAAGAATATAGTGATGATAAAGAGATTAAAGATGAGGTTATAAAGGTACATGACCACCTTGCTGACACGATCAGGTATGTCACATATACAGCCAAGAAGTCTGATACGAAACCTTGGGAGTCCACAATACCTGGCAACAACCCATTTAAAATCGTTCCTAATAAGATTTCAAACGCTCCCCTCTTTGGGAGAAGGTAAAATTGATTGTGGTCTCTATATGTAAATATAAAGGAAATACACTTATGAATAAGAAATCAAATGTGGCGAAAGCGAAAACAAGAGACGAAAAAGGTCGTTTTGTTAAGAAATATGCCATGCCTTCCAATATCAACAAAGGTTTAAATATAGCGACTGCTGCTAATAGTAGTTTTGTTGCATTACCAGAAAATATGGAAGCCCCAAAGGCTAATCCTGCTATTACTCCTGTTGCTCCTGGTGTTTATCATGTAAATACTTATCGTTCTATCGCCTCAACTCCTGGCGGTATGTATCGCAACCTGGATGAAGCTTTACGAACTTGCACCCAAACTGCCAAGGCTATGCTGAATGATGTATCTATTACAGCACCTTTGTTTCAACGCTGGATGTCTTTAGCTAGTTATAATGATGGTCTAATTCCAGAAAATGAAAATGACCCAAATCAGGTTGAGGCTTGTGAAAAGTTGATGGACGATATCAACCAAATACCTCGTTGGACAGAGTTTAAACGAAATCTAATGTGGGCTAGTTGGTATGGAAAGCATGTAAATATTATTGATTATGATTATGTTTATGATAATGATAATGATAAAAGAAAGATTGTTGTAAAGAATTGGATACCTATTATTGGGGATAAATTAGTATTTAGAAATAACGGAAGAATGGGTTATTTAGTACATATGCCAACTGGTTTTAGGGATGTAGTATACACAGACAGAGGTCAAGCCGAATTATTCATGCGGGAAGACATGGATAATATTGTCCACCATAAGTATTTCATTACAGACACGACTTGGGACGAAAGCATGTTAGCTATTGGGCAAGAAGGTTTCGGCTATAGACATTTTATCTATTGGAGTTACTGGTTAAAGCAAAACTTATTAGAATGGGCTTTAAACGCTTTCCAAACTTTCGGTGCTGGTGGTATTCGTATTGGCTATTTTGAACAAAGTAATCCCGAATCACAGCAGCAAGTTGGTGATGCCATGGCTGCCGCAAATGGGCAAAATATTATATTATTTCCTAGACCTATTGGAGATGAGAAACAGGGAGCAGGGATTGAAATCGTTTCTCCTGAAGGTATTGGTCTTGATGCATTCCAGCATTTTATTGAAGATTATTTTGGCAAACAAATGAACCAAATGTTATTAGGTTTTGATTTTGAGGAAAAAAGAGAAGATTATCATATGCTACAAAGCTATGACGCCTCGGGCATTAGTGAAACCATTACCAGAGATTTGGTAAATAAACTAATAGAATATAATTATCCTGAAGCAATGGATTATGGTATAAAATATAAGATCAATGTTCCTGTAGCTAATACAGAAGAGTATTTGACTTCGGTTCAAAGAATTTACGAGCTTGGATTGCCATTAGGTGAAAGCGAGTTATATGCTTCAATTGGTCTCACACGACCTACCAGGAATAAGCGACAGCTTGTTAAACCTAAAGAAGAGGTTATGGCTAACGGAATAAACGGAATAAACGGAATAAACGGAATAAACGGAAAGAATACAATAAAAACCCCTGAAAAAGAAATTGGAAACTTAAAGGATCAATTATCATAATGAATAAATTATACGAATTATACGAAGCTTTGTTGGAGAAAGGGTTTAACAAAACTGGTGCTACAAAACTGTGCAAAGCATATGAAAAGAAAAAGAAAGGGACCATTCTTTCTACTCAGGCTGTAGGCGGTCAAGCAAAAGGATAAAAAATGAAGATATTAAAAGAACCTGTTTATAAAGTAAACGAAGATTGTGATATTGATAGGTTGCATAAAATCGCACAAGCAACAAACGATTACATACAAAGAGGAGAAGAAGTAGTTTTGTGTCTCGGTCATAGTGGAGACGACCCAGACCAACTAAGCGTATCTGCTGGTGTAGCTACCAATTTTGTGGTAGAAGGTGAAACGCTTTTTGCCGATCTTGAGGTTGATGAAATGTGGTCGGACACCAGAGAATTGAAATCCAGAAACAAGAAAAGTGTGGAATTATGGAAAGATGGTGTAATCAGTTCTATAGCTCTACTCTGTAGAAATCGTCCACAATTAGAGCTCGCCACAATTAAATATCAAGCTCCAGAGAGAGATTTTGAAAAAGAAACCTATATGTATGTAGATAACAAGGAAATTGAAGACATGTCTACTGATGAAATTAAACAAATGTTTTTAGAGTTGCTAGAACACAGCGAATTAAAAGCTAAAATAGAAAGGCTAGAAGGCGTCATATCACCGCTAATGGATCCTGAAACTAATGAAACTAATGAATTAGAACCAGATGCTGAAATGGATGGCGAATTGCCAGAAGCTGAAGAGGTTGTCAAAGAGATTGCTGCCGAAGGCGAAGCACCTGAAGCTGAAGCTGAAGAGGTTAAAGAAGAGGTTAAAGAAGAGGTTAAAGAAGAGGTTTCGGTAGAACCTCAGCCCGAAGCAGAACCCGAAGCTGAACCCGAAGCTGAACCCGAAGCTGAAGAGGTTAAAGAAGAGGTTAAAGAAGAGGTTTCGGCAGAACCCGAAGCAGAACCCGAAGCAGAACCCGAAGCAGAAGCTGAACCCGAAGCTGAACCTGAAGCTGAACCAGAATCGGAACCCGAAGCAGAACCCGAAGCTGAAGAGGTTAAAGAAGAGGTTAAAGAAGAGGTTAAAGAAGAGGTTAAAGAAGAGGTTGGTGATACGAATACGACAAAAGCAATTAAAATTGGTTTTGAAATAGAAAGTAAAGAGCACCCCGATTTTACAAATGAACAAGTATTAAAGATTGTAGCTGATCATTTAAAAGAAGATCCCAATTACTATAATACTCCAGAAAAGAATGAAACAGACAATGTTAATGCTAGTGCTAATAATACTTATATTCCAACTTTGAAGAAAAACCAAATGATTGAAAAATACCAAAAGCAACTGCTTGCTGCCGAAACTGATAAGAGCGAATTGATGAAGAAATATCAGTATGAATGTCGTAAGAATGAATTGAACGAATTGAGCAAGAGTTATGATTTTGACCCCAAAGAAGAAATTGAATTAGTAGCTAGCCTTGATGGTGGTCAATGGGACAATCATAAGAAAATTATTGTTACCCGTTATTCTAAATCAAGGGTTGGTAGAAATGTTGATCCTATCAATTCAGTGCCAGAAACGGATGATATAGTAGTAAGAGCAGAGATAGCAGCCAAGGCAAGAAAGGTGGCATTGGCTGAAGGTATTGATTTTAAGACAGCTTTAACTAGAGTTACGAATAGATAACTCTTAAAAACCTAAGATAAAAAAGAGACCATATAAAAAATGGTCTCTTTTTTTTTATAAGTTATATATGTAATTAGAAATAAAATTATGCGAGGTGTTCTCGCACATTTATGGAGATTATAAATATGGCAACTATTTTGACTGGACCTAGTCTGTCTGCCGTTGTTGCTTCTTCCACAGTTTATCCGAGCCGTTTCGTAAAATATGGCACGACTGACTATGAAGTGGTTCAATGCACGGCTGACGATGTGGTTATCGGCATTTCACAAGAAGGGGCAGCGTTGCCTCCGACTGATGAAAACTATTCCAGCGGATTGTATTTTTCTGTTGGTGATCCTATTGCAATATATGGCGTAGGTAGAATTTGTAAATTAGAGTTGGGCAGTACTGTAACCGTTGGGGCAGCCTTAATGCCTGACTCAGATGGCAAGGGTATAGCTGCGACCGATGGAAAGAACATGGGAGCCTTCGCTAAAAGTGCTGGCGTCTCAGGTGACTTGATTGAAGTTGTAGTTAATTCTGCGGAGGTGAATGTATAATGAGTACTAATTTTGTATATAGCTCGGCTAATAACACTTATATTCCTACTTTCTCGCCTGAGGCGAGCGAAGCTTTAGTTGTTAGTTATGCCAGAGAGCCGAAGAAGTTTGCGGTCAACAGATACACGCAAATTACCAAGGTTGAGAAACAAGAAGGTAAATATATTAGACTTAATCAGTATGATGCCTCTCGGGTTCTCTCAACTGAAGGGCATGATGCGGTATGGGCTGATGGAGCAGACAGACCCATCAATTCCGATGTTGGCTACGAATATCCTAGTTATTCTACTTTCCGTAGATCTTTGGGTTTCCACTGCGGCGACCTCGCGTCGGAACAGGCGGCTTGGGATGTTCTTGCTGCAAAGGCTTCTGTTGTCGCAAGTAGGATGATGACTATCCAAACGACTGCTGCTATCGCCGCAGCCACGGATGGAACATTGACGACTGCAACAGGAACCACTTTGGGCGGTGGGGTGTGGGATACTGGCGATAACGCCACTGCCACCCAAGCGTATTTCCGAATTGGTGTCCAAAATGTTCTTGCTACGATTGCTTTGGCAACAAACGGTGCTGTTGATCCGACCGATATTGCCATGGTCATCAACCCTAATACAGCTCGCAAGCTTGCCGCTAGTGTTGAAGTTATGGATTTTGTGAAGCAAAGCCCGTATGCTCTGCAAGCATACCAGAACAACGCTAATTTCTCTACCTGGGGTTTGCCGCCGAGCGTCTTCGGTTTGGGCGAACTTATTGTAGAAACGGCTGTCAAAACCACCACCAAGCCTACAGCATCTGGCACTGGCACCCAAGCTTTTGCGTTAGCTGATGATGTTGCTCTCTTCCTGGCTCGCCCAGGTAGTATTGAAGGTCAAATGGGATCTTTTAGTACCCTGCATGGCTACTATAAAGAAGAGATGACTGTTGAAACTTGGAGCGATCCTGTCAATAGACGACAAGTTGGTAGCGTAACCAGCGACTTTGATTATGTTGTTGCTTCCCCGATTTCGGGATACTACGCAACCGCAATTACTACCTAATGTAGTAAAATTTAATTAAAAAAATAAAAACCCATCCACTTTAAAAACGGTGGGTGGGTTATTTTTTTAATAATAAGGAAAGAAACATGGCTTTAGAATTAGCTTCGGTTAATGATTTAATTTATAGATTTGATGTTCGCAATGTTGGGCAATTAGCTTCAGATACTAACACACAACTCAACTCAACGCAACTACAAACATCCGAGCCTGTCTTGGCTGCAATTAATGATGCGACAGGATTAGTTTTGTCCGCTTTATATACAGCCTATAAATACACCGAAAGCGATCTTGAAGATTTGAGTAACTTTAGTGCCTCTTTGCTTACGAGAATTACATGCGATTTAGCTTTTGTTTATCTTAGCCAACGGCGAGGATATACATACAAGGAAAAATTTCCCCTAATTGAAGATAGTTATGAAATTTTGCAAAAGCTAAGAAACGGAGAAAGAGTATTAGATGTAGACGATAACAAGGATAGCGGTAATACAGCTATCGCTGTTGTCACAATAACCAACCAAATAAATGCAGGTTTAGTATCTACTTCAAGTAGGTATTTTCCCTCTTGTAAATAAGGAAACAAATAAATGGCAACCCAATTTCATGTTAATGGATTAGCTACAATTCAAGTAAATCTTGGTAGCGGAGTCCAAACTTTAGGTTATTCTGTTGACGGGGTAACAATAGATTTAATTTACGAAACCGAAGACATTATGACAGATAAATGGGGCAGTAAGATTCCTGAGGACATAATGAACCTCGGGCAACATGCGACAGTAAAAGCACAACTTATTAATTATGACAATGATATATTGCAGGATGTGCAAGACCGTATTTCTGCTGCTGGCTCCTATGGTGAGCTACCCAACGTGTATACGAACGGCTCCCAGGGAATTGGCTCTTTAATGGGACAATGCGATTATATGCTCACATTGCGTGTCATTAGAGGCACGACTTGCACCGAATTAGCAAGTGGAGACGCATATGAAGGTGGCTGGAGCTTTGGAGCCGCTTATTTAGCTGATACAGACAGTTTCAAGGTCGGAACGGTCGTAACTCAGCACGATATTACATTTAGATGTTTACCTGATGCGAGCGGCGTTTTGTTCACAAAAATTTAATATTTATGTAATTCTTTCTCCTGCGGTAGGGATTTGTTATTCCTGCCGCTTTTTTTTGTACTAATAGAGGCTATATGTATGTGTTAACATAAATTAGGAGAAACAAATGTACAAAAAAGAAGACACACAGATTTTTACTTATTGGAATGGGGAGAAATATGTAGTCAGCGACCCAATTGATATCCAACTAAACCTAGAAGGTCATGAAATTGGAGATGATATTGAAGGCTTATTTAAAGCATTGCAAACTGGAGACCTTAAAGCATTAAACGATATTCTTACTATTGCTAAAGCTATGTTTAATATCAAAGAGGCAGAATATGATGAAGAAACTGGTAAAGTTGTTGGTTTAACTAGCCAAGGTATTTTCGCAATTCTTACCGAATACATTTTATTTATGGAAGAGTTAAAAAAAAATATCAGCGATACGCCGACTTTTCAGCAATCTATGGTATTGGACATGGAATCGGCGTTGGATATGGAATTGGAGAAGGAGAAGAAGGAGAAGAATACGAAGGAGAAGAATACGAAGGAGACAAAGGCAAACAAAGCTACGAAGCCTTTGTCGGATTAACATTAAATATACCAAGGCAATTAGGACGCAATACAGCCCCAACCTTGACAGCAATATCTTTAGCTTTATCTGACAACAAAGAAGGCTTTAAACACATAAGTAATTGCTTTAAAAATGTTGATAAAAAAGAAAAAAATGATTGGGAAGAGCTGGACAACATTGCGATGAAAAATAAAGGAAAATAATTATGGCATTATGGGAAGAAATTAGAAATATACTAGCAGAGATGAATGCTAAGTTGGGAGATGATGCAGCCCAACGAGCTTCTGATAATATACCCATTAAACGCAAAGATAATTCCAATTCCAAATTTGATGCACAATCACTTGAAAATATGTTACAAAAGGGTTTTGGCAGAGTGCCTGTTCTTAACAAGATTATACCAACAATGCAATCCTTGCAAAAAGCTATTATCAATTTGATTGGTTTGAAAGAAGTTTTTAAAGGGTTCGGTGGTGTTGGTAAAAAATTATCGCCTTTACAACAAATGCTTGATAGAAACCGTAGAGGTAGGAGAAGTGGACGCTGGTCGGGAACGGCAACGCGAATGGCAAATTCATTATTTGGTGGATCGCAAAAACAAGGAATGGATATGTTGTTCGGGGTGGCAGATCAAATCATGGGTAATTTTTCATTTAAAAACTTATTTGGAAAAGGTAAAAAGGGATTTGCTGCTGGAAAAAGAAATATTTTATCAAAAGGCATTGGTGGAAAATCCCAATTAGGAAAAAGTATTGCTGGTGGTTTGGGCGGGGCAAGAGGTGCGGCTGTCAGAATGGGGACATATGGATGGGGAGCAGCAACCATTAAGCTAAGCTTAATGGCATCAGCATTAGGTCGTATTATAGCTTCGTTGGCTAATCCTGTTGGGATTGCCGTATTGGTGGTCGCTGCTTTGGCAATAGCCGTTCCACTAGCAACAGCAGCCATAATAGGATTCGCCAAAAAATTAGTATTTGCGAGAAGGGAATTAGAAAAATATAATGCCCAATATGCTTTTGCTTTTGCTGTGTATGATATTAGAAAAGTTTTCAGAGATGTTAGATCTGCGAACAGAACAGGCGGCACTACAGCCAAGTTTTTGAGAGTTTGGGGCGATTTTCTTGACAAAATTCAACCAGTTTTAGATTTGTTATATAACACAATTGTTACTTTCGCCACGAAATTATTAGACGTGGTAAATTGGTTGCTGGAGAAGAGTTGGTTATTTGATAGCGAAAATATCAAAAAGTTTCAATATTTTGTTGATACTGTCGGTGTTGGATCAGATGAAATCGGGAACTGGTTCCGAGATACATGGGAAGATTGGTTTGGGTCAAACGAAAACGAAAACAAAAAAGAAGAAGAAGAAGATAGGGGTTCCAAAGCCAGATTTTTCAAAACTTTGGATAAAGTAAATAGGGCTATGGACGAAATAATCAAAGCATATCAAGATAACCCAGAAGGCGGCGTTCAAATATCTGCTGCTGCATTCATGGCTGGGGGTGCGTTTGCAGCTTCTGACACAGTAAAATCGGTGGACAGACCTGATGTCCAATTGATGTGGGATAAGCACCGAGTTATTCCCTAATAATATAATAAAAAGGAAATTAAATGTTTGGAGATAGTGTATTAACATATGGCGGAATAGGATTGCCCTTTGTAAAGACAGAAAAATTCTATCAAGAAGTTGTATATTCGCCTGATGGCGTTGATAGTATATACACCAAAACAACAATTGGAATTTCATGTGTATTAAATTCGGCTTTATTGGGTGATACTGATGTGGCAATATGGTATCGCACAGTAAGACCGACCTTGATGCAACGAGGATTACCTTTATATTTTGTTGTTGATGGCGAACGAGTGTATCCAGCCACCAGCAATCCGTTAGAAGATCAAGGCGGAGACGAAGTTGTCGCTAGCCCCAGCTATGATTGGGGATCTCCCAGTTTTGATAATGTATATTCTGCTGATGCAAAACTCGGACCAAAACCTAAACGATTTGAAATTAAATCAATCCAAGGCGGCACATGGGTTTGTTATTACGAAATTGAAACATATATACCCTATTGCGAAGGGACGCCAAGTGTATTTCTATCAAATAGATGGGAGAGTACAGTTGATGTTGACGAAGATTATTATCTATCACGCACAATTAGTGGCACACTAATTCTAAACGGTCAATATGAGACAAGTAGCGATACATACACTGGTGGTTATGGTATCCAATTAATGGTTTCGCAAAATATAATCATACCTCCAGTGCCTAAAAGATGGAAAAGAGAAACAATTAAAATAGTTAGATCTCCAGACAGCCTTATTATTAGTTATACGATTATAGACAAGCAATTGTATAACGCCATGCCAAGACCTGCGACACGCATAGATGCAACATACACAGAGACGGCAGGTACGAAAGGGTATGCATTAATAAATATTCTTAATTGCGAAATGCAAATTCTAATTACAGGCGAGCCTAATTCGCGCTATGATCCAACAGATGAAGATGCCCATGACCAAAATAAATATGATTTGATGAAACTTATGTTTCAATTAGCATTTTCCAGAATTAAATTTCCATTCACTTTATCAACAAGCGATGATGAATGGGAAGAACAAGAGATGATTACCTACTTTTCCATCCGTGAAGAACTGCTTAAGCCCGTCGTTGGGTGTACTATTCGCTCCAATAAAATTAGAAAATTTGAGACGCACACAATTGGAAAAAACATGGACTGGCAGAGCAATGTTTGGGCTCTTACCAATGTTGGTGATCCGATTGTAGTAGCTGACATCCAGGATGATATAGCTAGACAGCCCACCAATATCGGGAATTATGGGATGTTTTTGTTATCTGCAAAAGCATTAAAATATAATATAAGTAGCGGCTATGTGCCGTTGGGTCCATGTAGTGATGATGCAGACCGCTCTATCAATTTTGCTGGCGGAGTTGATGTTTATCAAGGTAATACAACAGTATACACAACCCAATTGTCAAGTTCTGACTCTACATTTTCCTCCGGTGATTATGATGTTAGATCTGGGACAAATTATGGAAATGAAACATACAAATATCCATTCACCGACTATCAAATTGATATACAATATGTAACTAAAAATCATATTTTACAATTACCAATAATGGAGTCTGTTGCTAGTAGCTCAGCAAGTTGTGTCTTTGCTACAACCGCTCCTGCTACAACAAAAAAAATAGTAACATGGACAGCTCAGAGAATTGGTACATGGCCGATTATACCCGATCCAGAAAATGGTGCCCAGCCGCTAACGGCACTAGGGGATGATAAATTGTTAGATTATTCAATTGATTTCAAACAAACAGAATTGTTAACAGATGGTGTTTCGCACATGTATACAGTTGGAGGCGTGTATGAGTATGGATTGAGCAAACGATTGCAATGGGATGTGGAAGATGGAGCTATTCCTACAGCAGTCAACCCACGCACTGACGATATATGGGGATCTGAATATAATGCTTTTCTGACCAGTTTTATCTCAACTGGCATAATTGGATTTGGAGACGACGCACCTGGAGGCGCACAACCTGAATAAAATGGACGAAATAGAAAGACAAGAAATAAGAATATTGGTAGATAAATATCAATGCAAAAAAGAAATGGGAATAATATTGGATCATTTATTTACTTCTGATCGCATAAACAAATCCGCCCTGCGGCGAAGCGGCTATAACCAATACCAGATATCCACTATGATCTCAAAATTGAAAAAAGCATTAAAACCATACGGAGGCGACAATGGCGAAAACTAGAACATTTAATTTATTAAAAAGTTTTTTGACCGCTTTGAGGACACACATAGTTGATAATAGTGGTATATTTTCTGATAATTGCGTGCAATTATCGTTATGGGATGATGCAACACAATACCCGCAAGGCTCGCCGCTTTTGTTTATTATACCTCAAGAGTTTAAAAGTTTGCCCGAGTTTGCCGCAGGTGGTGGTAATATCATGACAGTTTTGGATGGTGTAATTACAATGAGAATAATTGTAATGAATACATTAGATAATGTACAAAGCGATAGTAATGTTATCACAACAACAACAACTACACTTGGTATTTATGAATTGGTAGATCATTTGGTAGGAGATCTTCAGATATTAGATTTGTGTGATGATGATGGTAGTTATTTAATTGAGCCGTTTAGACTTATCAATATTGGCAAACCATTTAGGGACAAAGATAATACAGAATATGTATATTGTGATGTCAAATTCCAAGCCAGAATTAATCAACAAATAACAGGGGTGGTATAATAATGTCATTTAGTTGTACATTTGGCGGAAGCCCTTTAGTTTATCCGACAGAAGAATTAAAAAATTGGATAAATAAAAATATAAATTTATCTGATATAAAACTAACCACATGTGCTCGTACATTTCCTGGTGCTGCCACAGATTTGACATATCCTCTAAACAATGAGCGATTAAAGCCAGAACTTTATAAATTCATTTATCCTAGCGGGGGAATAATGGAGTGGGGAGAAATGTGGGGTATTGCCAGCGGTCGTGATTTGGCAGATATGATATCTGTGGCAGAAGGCGATCTTGTATTTGAAAGCGATTCAAATACAGAAACTTTTACAATGTTTCTTGGGGCAGCAATTCCTCTTTGCGAAGTAGGACCAACAGACAAGGGCAGAATAGATGGTGTAGATGACGAGGAAGAAACTTTACATTTATGTTTATTCATAGATGACAGATTTTTTCGGGCGAACTATAGCCATGTATACACTGATGCTTTTTATATTGGTTGTTCCAATACATGGGATGATTTAATTTATGATTTGCTTGATAACCTAGACATATCTGCCACAATACCTTCTATTTCTGGCGATTATGGTGTTCCAAGCGAATTTTCTGATTGGCTTGAATATAAAAAATACTCGCCAGCTTTAATGTTAGAAGCCGCTTTATATAATGTCGGCTTGGTTTTGGTACGAGCCCCAGATGGTATATATACATTAATTAATTACAGTGATTCCTCTGACGCAGAAATAGCAATTGATTATAGTGATTTTAAAATAAGAGCAGGCGGGGATTGGAGTCGCAATACCAGAAGTTTTTATAATTCTACTCTGCCCAGTTCGTGTAAATTTTATTTTCCTCTTTGGGACGATGAAGGGGATGATTGGATCAAAGAGAGCGAAGACGAAGTTTGGGAAGAAAATAAACATTTGCGTTCGCCTCTAAATTCAATTAATCATTATGAATATACAGTATCCAGTGATGATGCATTTACAGAAGCGGGACTAACTAAGCCAAGCGGCTCAAATGTGGGCAACGACATTTCGTATAAAATATTTCGCATGACGGCTGAAGCCTTCGGTGCAGAGCCAACCAATTCGGCTGAAATCCAAGCACTAGCTTTAAAGGTTGCCGCAGATTATTTTAGCCGAAAATATTGGGCTTTAAGATACGAGGTTTTCAATGAGATTATCCCGCCCAGCCAAAGCGGATTAATGACATATATTTATGTTTTTGGAAACGATTGTTGCACAAAAATAATAGGAGATTACGCAAACCGAGATGTAGAACAAATGATGCATGGTTTTTGTATTGAGAGCAGTAGTTCCGAGAGCAGTAGTAGTTCCGAAAGTAGTAGTAGTTCCGAAAGTAGCGAGAGTAGTAGTAGTAGTAGCCTATGTTACAACCCATTTGATGACTTGCCGATAATCATAGACCCAACACATGTTTTGGGGCAAGATGAAGATGGATGTTTGGGCTGGGTAGTGGTCGAGAGTTGTAATAGCTCATCTGGAGCATAATCGTAATAATCGTAATAATGGCAACAGTAAAATCCAATAATGGCAACATAATAAAAAATGCAAATGGAAATATATCAACATGTTGTTGCTGCGAGGCATGTGTACAATTATGGAGTTTTGCTTTGCCAGGATATGCCTCATTTAATTTTGTTGATGTAACCCCCGAATTGGTGAGTTATTGTTATTGGTCCCACGAGATAGAGTTGGAAGGTGGCGATTTTATGAGCATAGATGTATGGTATGACACCCATTGGCATGCTACAATGGAAGGTGCGGTTGACGCCGGCGAGGCACCGTTTACATATACGGCACCCGATTTTAGTGAAGAATGTACGACTGGACACACTTTTGTATTTACACATTCTGCTGGTGTTGATTTAGGCGACGCAGAATTAGATTGCGAATAATGCGAATAAGGAGAACAAATGGGATTATTTGACAGAGACGAAGAATATAAAAAAGATAGAAAGCCGAAATATAAAAAGTTATTAAAAGGATCCCAAGAAATTGATACACAATTATTTCGCCAGCGTGTGAGCAGTTCTTGGATTTCGGCCGTAGGTATTGTTAGCTTAGCTGGCGACCGGTTAGCATTATCTGTTGAATTTAAAAATGGAACAACCATCGGGTATACATGGACTCGTGACGATCAAATTCCGACCTGGGCAGATAATTTTCTGGACGCGGCAAGCAAAGGCAAATTCATTTGGCGATACTTGTACAATAATCCATATGTATATTTATCTTAACATAAAAAAAATATTTGTCAATCATTCACCCGTAGGCTTGGAAAAAATCTAAATTATTTTTTCTTGAGGGAACCTTCCGGAAAATTTCCGGAAGGTTTCGTTCCCCTATTTAATCTACATACCGTAATGAATTAAATATCCTTCAATCTAGCGATAAAGTCGTCATCAGCTAATTGCTCTGACTCTTCAGTGACAGACTCATCAGGAGCACCAACATTCTTATCTTCTGGTATCTCTTCTGATGTGGAGTTTTGCGTAGAAGCCGCCTCAACAGTA